GATTTGTCGGTTGCGATCCCTTACGAATGGGACGCTTGTAACGCTCCGATTGATGGAGTATCTCCCGAAGGAGGTGACGAACCTTCATACGCTCGACGCGGCTTCCTTCGGATGCTTACCCTTGACGGCTCAACCGATGTCCTCAGCGTTCGCACGATCAAAGTCACGAACGGAACGCTCACCGATGATGGGGACGGGGTAGTCACTTTGGACACAGGAGGCGTTGAGACGCTCGAAGACTTGACCGATACGAATATCATAAGCCCCTCACAGGGAAGCGTCATATCGTACAACTCAGGGGTTCAAAAGTGGATGGTCAACAACGGGCTTCAAGAGTTGCTTCAGAAGTTTAAAGCAAGCGGAACGGGTGCGCAGATGTATGACACCCTTAACGATACGACGAAGGGTTATATCGATATACTCGCATCGAGCGCTACGATGAAGGTCAATCATTCGGGGATGACTATAAGCGAAGCCTCTCCAGGGGTTCTTTCGTTCTCGGTTGCAGCAGGTACCGAAGGGAACGAAGTCGAATTTGAGGCTATGACCATCGAAGGCAGCGACGCTATTTCTACGGTTGCAGATATCAACTTCAAGCAGGGAGCGTTGACGTATTGGGAGAATTCAACGGGTAAGATTTGGCTTCGTGCTCCGAACGCGGGAAATCTCACCGTATTGCTTCCAAGCTCCTCGGGTACGATCGCACTCACAACAGATATCCCGAACGTTCCTGTCGACTCGGTAAACGGTCAAACGGGCGTTGTGGTTTTGAATACGGGAGACATTGACGAGAACGGCAATTTATACTATACCGAGGCACGGGTTGCCGCAAATAGTGCGGTCGCAGCAAATACGGCAAAGGTTGGAATTACCACCCAGCAAGCTTCAGACATTACCGCCAACAATGCGAAGGTCGGCATTACTCCAACCCAAGCAAGCGAGATAACCGCGAATACGGCAAAGGTGGGGATCACAACCCAACAAGCCGCAGACATCACAGCGAACAACGCGAAGACGGGTATCACGGCACAACAGGCGACGGACATCACGACCAACAATGCAAAGGTCGGAGTCATTGCGGGAGGCACCACGGGACAAGCACTCGTGAAGGCAAGCGGTACGGATTACGATACGGAATGGGCAGACATCGCAATCGATACCCAGTATCACAATCGCTTTCAAACGGATGCGGAGACATTCCGAAGCGGTGCAACGGCAACAACAGAACTCTACTATACCGCCAAAGCGGACGGGGACGGACTCGCAGAGAGCGCATCAAGCGACACTCCAACAGCGGGCAAGATTATCCGAAGGAAGATATACTATTCAGAGGCTGCGTTCGCAAATCCTGACACGGGGACTTGGGTTGAGTTTACACCTGCACCCGCAGACGATGCGTCATTTGCTACGGTGAAGGCGGCACTCTTGGAGTATCTCAAAGCGAGGACGGGAGGAACGGTTCCGATAAGCCTCAAGCAAACGTGGGAGGAGGTGAGCGAAACCGCGTATCTTCTCGATGAGACCTTTGGCTCAGGCGCGGAAGCAGCTTATTCAACGCGACAACTTCGAAACGCGGCGACGGATTGCATGGTGATCCGCAGGGCATCGGATAGCACGACCACAACAATCGGGTTTGACTCCGAAGGCAACATCGACGAGGCAGCGATTGAAACCTTCTGCACGGGCACGACCTGCACGGTCTATCAATGGCTTGACCAATCAGGAAACGGTAATACAGCGACCGCGGCAGCACCTGCAAACGAACCGACGATTTACACAGGGGGCGCGTTGGTGAAGGAGGGCGGAAAAGTGGCGGTTGATTTTGATGCCGATTATTTGGAGCATTCACTAAGTACCTCGGGAGGTTATTCTACTTCCCATCTATTAATTGGGCTAACCTCAGTCAATACGCCTAATAATTATAGCGCCACATTTGGCGCGGGAAATAATGCGGATAATGTTAATGGCATTGTTCTAATGACATCCGCAAGTACAATACCGAGTAATTGGGGAACTTTTCAGGGAGGGGCAAAATGGTCGACTGTAAGTATGTCCGACGGTTTTAGAAGATTAATTACAATGAGCCGAGGCGCTTCAGGCGATGGTAATTTTTATACTGATGGCACTACATCGGGAACGTACAACGGCACTTCAGGTACTACCTACGCATCGCTTGGACATCCAAACACTAAGGACAATATACAGGAGGTAATTTTTTACGCCTCTGACAAATCTACTTCCGATCGCACCTCCATCGAAGAAAACATAGGCGACTACTTTACCCAAAACACGCCACTGCTCGACACGTACAGCGGAGCAGCAGCCGCGTATTCACTGCGTAAGCTCTCGAGTTCGTACAGCGGAAGCGCGGTAGAGGTTTACAACGGGAGCAGCTACGCGGATATAGGGTTCAATGTATTCAGTGAGTTGGATACGGTTGCACTTGCGGCGCATTGCGGAAGTAACGATGGTTTTGTCTCGAAGTGGTACGACCAAAGCGGGAACACGAACACGGCAGCGCAAACGGACACCGCGCGAATGCCAAAGATTTACGACGGCACTACGGGCGTGGTGACTGACGCAAACGGAAATAAAATCGCATTCTTTGACACGGGGAGCGTCTTCGAAAATATCGCAACATTTAACACCTCACCGCACACGGCTTTTGCTGTTACTCAAGGAACGGGCGTTAGAACACAATTGTATGGATTTGGCGGAAACAATTCATATTTAAATTATTCGGTAGAACATTGGAACAATTCCGCTTTTCAAACCTTTATAGGTGACGGTTCAACTTATAGCGAATACCTTTCAAACGCTTCATGGAATAGCGACACCCACCTCGTGACATCTATCTACAACGGAACAATAAATTCCTTGTACATAGATACGGCATTAGATAGGACGGATTCCGAAACGAAGACGAGTAGCGCCTCGTTGAACATAAATAAACGAGGTAGCAGACCAATGTATTTGGCGGAGTTAATTCTTTACACTTCCGACCAAGATGCCGCAGGAAACCGCACGGGCATTGAATCCAACCTTAATACGTTTTACACAATATGAACGGCTATATCATAGTCCTACCAACGCCCACGCAGACAAGCGAAGCACGGGCAAAGCAAATTACCCGCGAGCTGTACAACATCAGCCGACCCGTTCTCATACAAGCAGAGTGGGAAGTCGATTCAGCCGTCTTCGGTATCGTGGTACACCCTGACGGAGTACAGAACGCTTTGCAGGTGGATACCGAGTATCTTATAAACGTTCACCCAGCGGCAACGCTGGAACGCCTCGTTGCTTGCTTCCCTGAGCTTTCGAATGATGAGCGTTATTCCCTTAGCAGTTACGTGCAAGTCAATCAGAAGTTCCCGTTCGGGCATATCGTGCCGAGCGATGTCACGGTTCGCGATCAAGAGTATATGGTTGAGAATGGTTGGTTCCCTGAAGACCCTGAATTATGACAATCGATATATATTACCTCCTCTCTTGGTTGGCTTACTTCGGCACACAAACGAAGTACGATCCCACGTATGATTTGAACGGTGACGGGTATGTGACAATTGCCGACCTGCTCGAATTCTTAACTCTCTTTGGCACGACGATATGAAAGCAATTAAAATCCTCCTCCTCTTCGTTCTCGCAATCGTAGCGATCCCAGTTGGGATTGTTTACTCGGTTGGTGAGTCGCTCTTCTTTATTACCTCAGATATCCTCAGAAGCATCTGGAGAGCTATTTACGACCTCTTTCGGGACGTGTCGATAATTGTATCGGTCACAGCGTCAAAGTTCCTTAATCGGCTTCTAATGGATTCGGGGGTTCCTTTCGGGAATCATTCCGTTTCGGCTGTCCTGGGAGCCAACCAACGAGAACGAACACTCACGGGTCTCGGTTTATGGCTGACTTTGTTACTCGATAGCATCGAGGAGAACCATTGCCGCAAGGCATCCGAACGCGCAGGGATATGAGTAAAGTCAACGAGACACTTATCGCGTTTGCAGATGATATCCTCAAGAGCGCAAAGAGGCATCTCGGAGGGCGTAGGATCGGCAAGAATAAGAACTACGGAGTCGCAACGGGTACTCTGAAGCGGTCATTGAATTACCGCGTCCGCGTTCGTGGGAACGAGATTCGCGAAATTAGTTTCGGAGCAAAAGGAAAAGCGAAGAAATATGCTCCGTTCATTCACTTTGGAGTCAACGGCACTCGCAAGAATCAAGGGTCACCCTTCACGTTTCGCAAGCAACCTCCGTCCTCGGTCTTTGTGAAGTGGATCAAAGCCAAAGGGATAAAGCTCAGAGATGAGAAGGGCAGGTTCAAGAAGAACACGAAGAGCAACATCAACTCCGCGGCTTTCCTTATGGCGAGAGCGGTCAAACGCAAGGGAATTGTGGGACTTCGGTTTTATGAGAAAGCATATACAGCGGTAAGCAAACGATACACCAAGAAACTCGGAGCCGCCTTCGCGGAAGATATCGCGGGTAAATTCAAAGCAAACCTCGGAAACATAACAATCAAGAACTAATGGCGCAATTTGAAGCAGCACCCGCAGACCAATGGATTCCCGCAGGGCGAAAGCTACTTTTCACCCTCAGCCCGAATGAAACAGTCACGGATGATTATCGTTATATCGTGCAGGTTGAAGAGAATGGAACCATCATCTCCAAAATTTACTTGACTCCCAACCCAACGGGAAACGCTTTTTTTGATTTATCCGAAGTAATATCGGGACGGCTTGAGGTGGATTCTTTGAAGCACAACACGACCTCGACGATACACACGTTCCACAACAAGATGTTCACCCGGTCGAATGACAACATGAAGCGATATCTAGTTTTGGTTGGGCACTTCGACGGCACTAATGAAGAGCCTGGTGAAGACATTTCACAATATTATTACCACTTTGACGGATACGAACAACTCTCGCAAGGGTTAGACCCTTCCTTTTCGGATTATTACGGCACGGCTTCAACGAAGAAAGTTTGGTTGACGGATCGCATACCCGTGAACAACGTCATCGAAGTGAGTGCAGGCATAGAAGATAACGGGGTTGCAGCGTTCATCAACAGCGACGATACCGGCTCACTCATTACCCGGTTCCTCATAAACACCTACGACACAGCCGGAAGCCTTGACGATACTCTGACATATATCGTAAACTCGACGAATGGCGGTCTCGTTCCAACCACAAATTGGACGGACGCGAACAATGATGCAAGCCTTCTCTATGCCTATGTTTATCCGGCATCTTTGAGTGCAATTACAGCGGCTCTCAATGCGGTCACGGGGGGTTGGGGTCATTACGATATTATCCCTTCAACGGATTCCGCGCAAACGGGTAACATCCTCCGCATTCGTAACAATTGCAGGAACACCAAGAACCAGCCTGTACAGTTGGGTTGGGCAAATACTCGGGGCGGGTGGGATTATCTCCGCTTCGATGGTAAAAAACAAAAGACCGTAACCCGTGAAGAGAAGACATACCGAAAGATTGTCGGGGATTATAGCGGTTCACAATTTGAACTCGCTACCAGCGCACGCGAAATTAAGCCGTATCAACTCGAAGCGAAAGAGACCTATCAACTCAACAGCATCCTCACAATTGAGGAGGTCACCTTGATGCAGTATTGCATGAGGAGTAAAAACGTTATGGCACGAATTGACGGGACTTGGGTTCCGGTTACGATCCAAACCAACTCGATGCAAATCGAAGAGGAAACCGTCTCCAAGGTGTTCATCACTTCGTTTAATGTAGAACTCGCACAAACCATCCGATGCTAAGACTCACCCTTGCAGGAAATGAAATCGAACTCTACGAGAACGAGCCGGTGAATCTGAGCTATCAGTTCTCGGATATACAGTATATCAACGCTTCATCCTCGAGCTTCTCGCAGACCTTCCGCGTACCACTCACCAAGAAGAACCAAGATTATTTCGGGGCGGTGAATGAGTTCGGTCTCATTACGACATGGGATCCAAAGGTCAAGGTCGATGCGGAACTCACTTACAACACGATTCCGGTCATGCGAGGCTTTGCCCAGGTAAAAGCCGTATACGTTCAAAAGGGCAAATATGCAGACGTTGAGATTGCGGTATTCGGTGAGACGGCTAATCTGTCACGGGATATCGGGGACGCGATGCTCACCGACCTCGATTTGTCCGCATATGATCACGACTTAAACGCAACAAAACTTGAAGATAGTTGGGCGGGTAATTTATTCAGCGGAGTTATAAAATACGGCATCCCGGACAAGGGGCAGAACTGGACGAGTCAGAATTTATGGTCGACCAGTAACCCGCTCGAACACGGAGACTTTACCCCATATTTTCAGGTTGCAAAGTTATTTGAGGAGATAATGACCGAGGCGGGGTATACCTACGACTCGAATTTCTTTGATCGGTTTACTGACTTATACTTAACCCTTTACAACGGGTCTTTGACTCCCGCGAGCAATGTCGTGCAAGGGGCGAACTTGATGCTCGTAGGGTTGCAATCAAACCTCACTGGATTAACGGCTCACCCAAATTACACGAGTATAACAGGCTGGAGCGAAGCAACTCCCTTCTTTGACGAGGGCGATAGGTTTACAAGCGGAACCACGTTCACGGCTCCCTATCGTGCATTTTACCGTTTTCGAATAAACGTGTACGGGAGGATGAGTCACTCGAGCAACTTCGTTTCGATGAGACTCTCAAAAAACGGCTCTGAATTGTGGACGTTTATTGATAACATGGGGAGTCCTGAATTCAATGATGTACAGCACAACGACCTCTCTCCTGAATTTATTCTTGATGAGAATGATACGGTTGAATTTCAATACTTCGTCGACAACTCTTCGCACCCCTTGACGCTGGATGGAAATGGTGAAATCAGCAACCTTACCACATGGTGGCAGGTACCTTATATCTCCAACGTAACAAGCGGAAACATAAACGTAACGGGCAACCTTCCAGAGATGAAGCAAATCGACTTCGTGTCAGGGCTTCAAAAGATGTTTAATCTTGTATTCATTCCGGATCGCAACAACGCGAAACATCTCGAGATTGAGCCGTTCAACGATTACATGGCGAGCGGAGCTTCGAAGGATTGGACGAATAAGATTGACCTATCGAAAGACATCACCCTCGCACCAACAACCGACCTTCAAGCGAGACAATACGATTGGACGCATACCAACGGAAAAGACCTTGTCAACGATTTGGTGTTCAAAAATGCTTCGCGGGTTTATGGAAGGTATCGAGTCGATGACCCAGAGAACGACTTCGCTTCGGGAACGAAAGAAATCAAAACACCGTTTGCACCTCACGTGGTTTCACGAATTCCTTCGACGGGTTATGCGATTCACCGAATGTTAATCGACACCAACCAAGAAGAGAAAACAATTCGAAAGCCACTCCCGCGTTTGGCGTTCTGGAACGGGTTAGTTCCGGGAGCTTTCCGATATCAGAACGACACCAATACCGCTTCTGTTATTGCCTCGAGTTACCCGGCATTTTCTCAATACAGCGAACTCAATGCCTCGGTCGGTGATGAAGACCTTTCCTTCGGTGGAGAACCTCCCTTTCATACGATTGAAGCCTTCCCTTTGAACGCTCTGTATTATCGTTATTGGCGACCATTTGTGAATGAGTTGTATTCTTCGGATGCTCGAAAGCTCAC